TCGACGGCTCATCGCATTTTTGAGACCCCCGCCACCCCCCACCCCCCGACTTGCCGCGCCCACACGTTCTATACCCTCAACCCTCAAAAATTTTTCAGAGATAAGTTTTAGACATGTTGTCTAATAGAGAAGCCCCGACACCCCTCAAATTTTTAAATTTTTACATTTTAAACTTTTGACATCTTGTCTATTTGACTTATCCGACCTATCCGCTCCGCACACCCAAACCTCTTGACAACCCGCACTATCGCATCTACGCATCGTGAATGGCAGTTATTCGAGATTTCCCACGACCTCGACCTTGGTCAGAGGACGATGAAGCGACCCTTTTCAAAATGAAAAGTCGCAATGCACACTATTCTGAAATTGCACATGCCCTAGGCCGAACCAGATCGTCTGTGGCCGGTCGTTTAGATCGGTATAACCCAGAAGAGTTGCATGTAATTTTGGCCAAACTGGCCGACGATCCGAGTATTTCGGTGGAGATACCAAAAATAAATCGGAAAAATGCAAAAATTGTGCAAAAACCTTCGCAATTTCGGCGTCAAAAGACGAAAATAGAGCCAAATATTAAAGTTGCGGTCGTTCCAGAGCTGAATAGATTTGATGTTGAAGGGATAATCGGTATTCCGCTGAGTGAAATAGGTAGTCGAACGTGTCGGTGGCCTTTGGGCGGTTCGCTTGATGCGGTGGAGTTGTATTGCGGAGCTGCAACGGCGGATTTACGCATCAGAAAACCATATTGTACGGCTCACATGCAACTTGGATACATCATCCCGCCGAAAGTGTCCGGCGTTGCACCATTGCAGCATCGTCCGGAATGAACTATATTATGTTTAGTTTTAATTTGAGAGGCTAAAATGTCTGATGTTCTGATTGCTCTTGAAAATATTCGCACCGCCGTCCAGTCTGCCGCTTCCCACCTAGCTGCTGGAGTCGCCAGCCGCAGTTCGGCAGTTCTGGACGGCAACGTAGCCGAAGTTATCGCCGGATTGGGTAAGCTGGACGCTTTTGTGGCCGAACACGCTCTTGTTGTTTCGGCCAGCACTGCAACTCCGGTTGTTCCTGAAGTTATTGTGCCTGTTGAAGCTGTACCTGTGGTGTAATGTCTGATTTGAAATTTCCCGAAGGTTGGCTTTCTTTAGGCGCGGTAAGTTCCCTGCTTAAACGCCGTCGGGATGTTTTAAAAAAATTGGTAGATCAAGGGTATTTTGATTCAGCGATTGAAGGTGCTCGTAATAAGATATACCGATTTAATCTGAACCGGATGACCGAAGAGGAGCTTGCGCGTATCGAAAGTACGCGCACTCGAAAATGGCAAGAACGCTCATCTCGTAAAGGCGCTCATTTAATTAAAGATTGGATAGTTGAAAATCGCATGGCCAAAGCAGCGGATATTGCAGGTGCGAAGGCGCAACGGAAAGAGCAGTTCTTGCGTGATCTGGCCGAAGAGCATGAGCGCGAGGCTGGTGTTGCCGGTGAAACGGTTGATGCTGTTTTAATCCCGCCGCGTCGAAAAGTGGCGAAGAAGGACGGCGAGGCCGAAGTTGTTCAGGGCTTGGTGCAATTGCCGGCGCGCTCTACAAACATGACGGATTTGAACCGCCGCGCAAGCACAAACAAGAAAGTTTTGTCGGCGCGGTTTTTAGAGGATGTCTATTCGGATTGGGAGACACACGGTCTGGCCGTTTTGAAGATCGTGCGCCGAGATCGGCCACAGGATTATTTAAAAGTTGTTGCGTCCCTGCTACCGCGCGATATTCAAGTCGCTCCGGCTCCACTAACTGAAATGAGTGACGAAGAAATTGTCAACATCCTTGCAAATATTAAATCCGTCTCAGCTGTTGGCTCTACAGGAGAAGCTACAGGCCGAGTTGACGTTAAGGATGCGCCGCAACGCAATCTCAACATACTTCCCGAATAGCGGGCCGTTCCGTCGAGAATTGTACCGGAAGCATCTTGAGTTCTTCGCCGCTGGTGCAGAGCATCAAGAACGTGCGTTCATGGGCGGCAACCGTTCCGGCAAGACAATCGGCGGCAGCTTTGAAACCACATTACACGCCACCGGTGAATACCCCGATTGGTGGACAGGCCGAAGGTTTGAAGCCCCATGTGATATGTGGGCAGCCGGTGATACGAACGAAACCACCCGCGATATTATCCAGTTTGCACTGTTAGGGCGATTTGGCGATTTTGGCACAGGTATGATACCATATCGCTGCCTTGATGGTGAACCAACACGGCGACAAGGTATCGCAGAAGCGGTCGATACATTTCGGGTGAGGCATAAGTCTGGTGGCGTCAGCACGATTGGTTTGAAATCGTCTGAATCTGGCCGCGCAAAATTTCAGGGTACGGCCAAGCATGTGATCTGGCTGGACGAAGAACCGCCCGCCGATGTTTACGATGAATGTCTGATGCGTTTGATGACAACAAATGGTATTATGATGTGCACCTTCACACCTTTGAAGGGTTTGAGTGAAGTTGCGCTGCGGTTCTTACCGCACATGGCACCGGCCAATGAAACCGGGGATGGATCATAAGATGTCAAGGTTTTGCGTTCAGGTATCATGGGATGAAGCACCACATCTGACCAAAAAGCAGAAGGATGATCTGTATGCTGCAATTCCTCCCCACCAGCGTGAAAGCCGTACACGAGGAATACCAGAACTGGGTTCTGGATCTATCTATCCTATATCCGAAGATGACATCCTTGTGGATCCTTTCGATATTCCACTGCATTTTACCAAAGTCTACGGATTAGACGTAGGTTGGAACCGGACGGCAGCGATCTGGGGCGCGGTCGATGTTGACAATGATACGGTCTATTTGTACGCCGAGCATTATCGGGGTCAAGCCGATCCGGCAATTCACGTTCAGTCGATTATGGCACGAGGCCGATGGATACCCGGCGTGATTGATCCGGCATCTCGCGGTCGCGCGCAACACGATGGCCAACAATTGCTGGTGTCATATACGAATTTGGGTTTGCATTTGACTCCCGCTGACAATGCGGTTGAGGCCGGCATCTTTGATGTTTGGCAGCGGTTATCAACTGGCCGATTAAAAGTGTTTCGCTCGATGCGAAATTGGCTGGCCGAGTTCCGCATTTATCGGCGCGACCGAAACGGCAAAGTCGTTAAAGAGAATGATCACGCGATGGATGCGACGCGCTATCTGGTGCGAAGCGGCATTACCGCTGCGTCTCAAAGCCCGCGCGAAGAATGGGGTAAATTGGTTACGCATTCTAAGCACCAGATTGATTATACGCCGATGGCGGAGGGTTGGATGATTGATAAAGGGAGTACATTACAATGAGCAAAGATTCGAATAGCACACGCATGATGGTGCGTTTGTCCGGTGAGGACGCAGCATGGATTGAGACTGAAGCCGATATGCTTGGGCTTGATGCGTCATCGTTTATGCGTATGTTGGTGCGTCAGCGCCGCAATAATATTTCTGCGGCATCAATGCAAGCCGCCGAAGTACCGATTGATCGGCCACGGCCTCGGCCAGCGCTGCCACCGCAAATTCAGGGCGCGCCTACTCGCATATTGCAAGCTGCGCCTGCACCCGAACCTGAGCCTGAAGAAACTTATTACGACGATGATGTTGTTGACGATGATTTTGAAGTTCCTGCCGATGCGGATGGCGGTATCGCTTCAAACGAATTGGCTGCTTTGATGGGTTTGGGAGTGCGTCAGATCGAAACCGCTTCGCGCGAATATAAACCTTTGCCTAAGATGTTGGCCGGTTCTTATACGCGACCGGCGGGTGTCGCAAATACCAAAGGTGCAGGTCATCACACCGGTGATGGCGTTGGGAATGTGGTACGCGAGAATTACCGGCATCTCGGATTTAAGGGTGGTGGTTCCCGATGAGTTCAGCACACCTATCCGCTTTTGATAAGATGGCTGCCGAAAAACAGGAAGTGCTTCTCAATTATCTCGCTATGCGTTATAATTGGTCAATCGAACGCGCAGAACGTGAAGTTCGGGATCTTGATCATATCGGATTGGCATATATAAATGTCGAAATGAAAATGGAGCGGGTCACAACTCACTCCTCTGATTACGATCCGTCAGCTTCAAATTGGGGTGTTGTGTGATGTCTTACAACGGAAACATTTTTGGTTTGCATCTATATGGCGCACTGTTTACGAGTATGGTATTTATTCGCTGCTTAGAGCGCGATAACCATTGGGCAATGGCTATAATTTTGATTGCGGTCGGTCTGGCACATCTTTCGTATCAATCAGACGTATCTGATTCATTCTGGGGTGCAAAAGAACGTAGCATGTCAGGTGTGATGCTTTCATTGGCTTCTGTTGTATTGTCCACTGTAGCTGCATTTCTTGTTATTTTTGGAGCTTAATATGGGTTTTCTATCACCACCATCAGCGCCACCTCCTCCACCGCCAAGTGCAAATCCTCCGTCTGCGGCCAATGGTTCGGCAGCTGCAACAGGTGAAGCCGCCCGTATGCGATCAGCCGCTGCCGCCGGTGGTGGCTTTGATAACACGCTGTTTACAGGCGGGCAGGGCGTAGGGGCAACTCCGACCGCTGGTAAATCTCTAACAGGTCAGTGAGATCATGGCTGAACAAGAAGTCGCGCATTATGAAATGGCTGGTCCGGGACTTCTCATAGAAGAAGCTGCGACCAGCGAACCCATGGCTTATATGACGCCTGAAGAAAAGCTGAACTGGGCTTCTCTTCGTGGTCACATCGAAACTCGTTTGAGTATGATGCGTAGCTGGCGTTTTTCATGGATCCAGCACTGGGCTTTGTGCGCGCAGTATATAAATCCTCGTCGGTCTTTATGGTTGACGAATGGCGGTGTTGATCTGCCGGTGGCAAACTCTATGACTCGCGGTTTGCCGATCAATCAAAATATTCTTGATCCAACAGCAACTTATGCGTCGCGCGTTTGTGCGGCCGGTATGATGGCCGGTTTGATGTCTCCATCCCGCCCTTGGTTCAAATTGAAGCCTGTCGGAAGTGTTGAACTTGATCGTGACGGCCAGCTTTGGTTTGAAGCCGTTGAGTTGATGATATACACGGTCATGGCACACTCAAACTTTTATGACTCCGGCGCGCAGATGTTTGAAGATTTGACCATCTACGGCACAGCGCCGATGATCATCTATGAAGATGAGGATGATATTATCCGCTGCTACAATCCGGTAGTGGGCGAGTATTTTATTGGCGTCGGCTCCACCTTCCGTCCAGAAACATTGTATCGCCAATTCACGATGAACATTTTGCAAATCGTTGAAATGTTCGGTCTTGATAACTGCCCTGAAGATGTTCGCTCCCTCTGGCAAAATAAAGGATCTTATCTTGAAACAGAAAGGATCGTCGCGCATGCCATCGAACCAAACTTCGAAATCGACTCTCCCAACGGAAAAGCGTTTGGGAAGATCGAGGGAGATTTCAAATATCGAGAAGTCTACTGGATCTGGGGTTCCTCGACAGACTTCCCGCTATCTAAACGTGGTTTCAAAGACGCGCCATTCATAGCGCCGCGCTGGTGGATTTCTGCAAACGATCCGTATGGCCGTTCACCTGCAATGGACGCTCTTGGCGACATCATGCAGCTTCAGCAAGAAACAAAACGTAAAGCCGAGTTGCTTGAAAAAGTTGTGCGGCCACCGCTTAATGCGCCAATCGAGTTGAAAAACCAACCTTCATCTATTTTGCCCGGTCATATCACTTATTCGTCCAATCCGGGTAACGGAATGAAGCCCGTATTTGAAGTTCGCGCCGAGGCGCTGCCCGGCATTACAAATGATTTGATGCAAATTCAAGGTCGCATTAAAACCGGATTTTTCAACGATCTGTTTTTAATGCTGGCCAGTTCAACCAAAGATATGACCGCTTATGAAGTTGCACAGCGTCAAAATGAAAAGCTGCAAGTGCTCGGCCCCGTTATTGAGCGTTTTCAAAATGAAGGTGCTGGCCCTGCAATCAAGCGCGTCTATTCGATCCTAGCGCGCAAAAAACTTTTGCCGCCCATGCCACCTTCAATGCAGGGAATGCAGATTCAGATCGAATATATTTCGATGTTGGCTCTCGCGCAGCGTGCAGTCGCAACAGCCGGCATTGAACGCTTGCTGGCGTTGCAAGGCAAACTCGCGCCGGTCAATCCGGGCGTGCTCGATTTGATTGACGATGACGAAGTGATGAAAGAATACGGCGAGCAGCTTGGCGTATCTAAAAAAATCTTCCGCCCGATGGAGGAGGTTTTGAAAATGCGTGATGCAAAAGCACAGCAAGCCGCACAAGCGGCTCAACAGCAGCAAATGGGCCACATGGCCACGCAAATCGGCCCTGCTTTGACTGGCGCAGCAAAAGATTTGTCGGCAACAGATGTCGGCGGGGGTATGAATGCTCTGCAAGCTATGCTAGGCGGTGCAGGTGCAGGTATCGGCGGCGCTGGGCCGAGTGGCGGAGGACAGTAATTTATGAGTGATTCTGAAAAGTTAATCATCCCCGATAATCAGGAAGCGCAGGGTGATTTTGATAAAATCGGTATTCGAATGCTGGAAACCGACAGTTACGATGTCATCATTCATGCGTTGCGTACCGCTGCCGAAGGTGCCGCCAATCTTGTCGTGCTGCGTGAAGATGACGCTTGGAAAACCGTGGTGTTGGTTCTCGATCGTTTGCGGATCGCTATTGTAAAAAGTTCCGGCTTCAATCGGCCAAGCGATTTGAAAGAAACTCGGCCTGTTGAGGGCGCATCTGTCATGCCGCGTGTTCTCGCTTATGAGCGCTTATATGAGGGCTTAAAAAATGCCGAGCGTGGCTCGCGTCAAATGGCCACCTGTCATCGAGGCGATATTCGCTGGTCGATGTACGCGCAGCAATTTGAAAAAATGCGCGATTCTTGTTCAGTCATGGCTCGTAGAAAATCCGGCATTATTCAGGTGCGACATTGATGGACAATATTTTTGCACAAGACGAAATTGACGCCGCCCGTTTCCAACATGAAAAAACTGAAGCTGGCCGCGCCCAAAAATGGGATGAGGAAGTCGTTAAGGCTTTGATGAGCACAGCGCCGGGTCGCATGTGGGTTGAGAAATTGCTGGAGGAATGCAATATGTATTCCGATGCCTATCGTGAGGATGGCGACGTATATGCCGCCATGAAGCGCGATGGTCGGGCGAGCATTGGCCGCTATATTGTCGATCAAATTGATAAATATGCTCCAAATAATTACAATCAGATGATGCGTGAGCGTCGCACTCGTTTGGCCAAATCATCCGAGCGTAAATCTGATTCTGAACCTGTTGCTTCTGGTCCGTGGAGGACAAAGATAGAAATTTTAGAAGCTGAAATGGAATCAAACGCTAAACGAGGTGTATTATGAATTTGTATTCACGCATTTTGCGCGCGCCGGACGGTCTGGCCGAAGGTTCTGCGCCGGTATCTGCCCCTGCGCCAGCATCTGCCCCAGTTGAATCAATACCAAGTGCACCCGTATCGGTTGCACCAGTTGACAATACACCCGCACCTGCGGTAGAAGTAATAGCGCCCGCAGTTGCTACTCCTGCGGCAACAGAATTATCGGCACCTGTTGAGGCTCCAAAGCCTTCAGATGCGCCAGAACCAACTCCTGCGTCCTTATTATTAGATGAGGCCGTTAAACAGGCAGCTGAAGAACCTAAAGCCGATGATGCGGCTAAAGAACTTTCAGACCCTGTTACTGAAGCTCCGGTCGAACCGCAGCCGATTGAATATAAATTCCAATTCCCTGAAGGTGTAAAACCTGAAAGTGTGAATCCGGAACTGATGGGCCAATATACGACAGCACTTAGCGAAGCAAAAGTGCCACCTGAAATGGGCCAAAAGTTTTTAGATATGCACTTGGCAGAGTTGCAAATAGCAGCTAAGAATGTTGCACAGCATCAGTGGGATGTTTTTAACCGTCAACAAGAGCAATGGAAGTCTGAAGTAAAGGCCGACCCCGAAATTGGTGGAAGCCGTCTTGTGACAGCTATGCGAACTGTGGCATCTGTAATAGATCAATATGGTGGTTCTCCTGACCAGCAAATCGCACTGAAAAATGTGCTGACAGCTACAGGAGCCGGGAATAACCCGCTTTTATTGCGGATGTTCCATAATATCGGTAAGGCTCTGGGTAGAGAGGCTTCACCGGTTCCGGCACCGCCACCAAGCGCGCCGAAAATGTCGCGCGAAGAAAGAGGTTTGGCAAGGTATAGCGGTAATCGTTAAATCTTGTAAACGCAGAAAGTGTTCCGGCAGGAACGCCCCAGCCCGCTTAGTAAGCGCGCTAGTCCTAAAAATGGAGCCGTATAATGTCCTATCTAACTTTGGCAGACTGGGGTCGCCGCGTTGGTCGTGATGGTAGCATCGACGACATCGCAGAGATGCTCGCCCAGTGCAATGAAATCTTCGACGACATGCTTTGGCGCGAAGGCAACCAGACCCTCGGTCACACTGGTACAATTCGTACCGGCTTGCCACAGGGTACATGGCGCAACTTCTATCAGGGTGTTGCATTCACCAAATCGACGACCGCACAGGTTACTGACTCGATTGGCGAACTCGTAGCCTATTCCCGTATCGACCGCTCGCTGGCCGAACTCGAAGGCAACGTTGCAGCTCTGCGCCTGACGGAAGATAATGCCCATCTCGAAGGTTTGTCTCAGCAGATGTCCACAACCTTCTTCTACGGCAACGAACTTGTGACACAGGCTCAGTTCACTGGCCTTGCTCCTCGTTTCAACACCGTTTCGACTGCAAACGCACAGAACGCCGTAAACGTTCTCGACGGTGGTGGTACTGGCTCTTCTAACGCTTCGATTTGGCTGGCTTGCTGGGGCGAACAGACCGGTTTCGGCTTCTATCCCAAAGGTTCCAAAGCAGGTCTGGTGTTTGAAGATAAGGGCGACATTCGTCCGGGCTTCGACGCCAACCAGCGTGAATTTGAGGCTTACACCTCGCTATTCATGTGGAAATGCGGTCTGCACATCAAGAACTGGCAGTATTTCGTTCGTATCGCCAACCTCGATACCACGACCGCTGGCCTTGCTGGCACAACCCCACCTGATATTTTCGCCCTGATGTCAAAGGCTGTTGTACGCCTTCCGACCGCTGGTCGTCGTATCTCCGGCATCACCAAAGTTGATGCTCCTAACCAGCCAGCACCGGCCATGCGTCCAGCTTGGTATGTCAATCGTACTGTTCGTCAGTACATGGACATTCAGGCAATTCGTGATAAAAACGTGCTGCTCACCCCACGCGAATACGAAGGTATGCCTATCGTCGATTTCCGTGGCGTTCCAATCCGGATCGTTGACTCGCTCCTTAATACGGAAAGCCGTCTCACCTAACGGTGAGACACTTTCCCTTCTAGGACAAAAGGAAATTTGACATGGCTCAGACAGACATCAATCTTATCTTCACTGGCGGTAATACTGGTTCGGCTCAGGCCATCACCAGCTCGACCGTCATTTCGACCGGCATCTATGATCTGGCAACAGGTTTGATGAATACCGGTTCTACTTATGCCACATCGCCTATCAATGACGGCAATGCGACATATTATGGCGAGGATCTCGGCATTGGTCCAAAGCGCTTGATGATGTACGCAGCAATCGGTACAACCTTTGCAGGTGGTACTTCGCTGAACATCGCTATTCAGGCCGCTGTGGATACGCAGGGTTCGGGCAACTTCTCTGGCCTGACTTTCCAGACCATTGCTGAAACCGGTGCTATTCCTCTGGCAAACCTGACCGCATCCAACTCCTACATCCCTCTGCCCGACATTCCACGTCGCGCAGCTGGCCAGAAACTGTATCGTTTCTTGCAGTTGGCTTACATCCCAGTGGGTACTTTCACCGCTGGTACGATCTCGTTTGCTGGTATGGTTTCCGAGCGTCCAGACTTCCAGACCGGGCCTGCTTACGCTGGCAACTTTACGGTCGGCGCTTAATATCAACTCTGGCCGCTGTGATTGTCACAGCGGCCTTATCATCACAAGGGTAAATTTATGTCAAACGCTGTCACAGAAGATTTTTCTGATCTTCAAGCTCAAGTGAAATATCTGAGCGAGCAACTTCGCGCGCTTCAGGGCCATGCTGAAATTGAATCGGAGTCTGAAAATCCGATTTATGAACTGCTTGCTGCATTTATGTCGCCTGACGATATTTATTATCCTGAAGGCGCACGTTTTGAAGATGTTACTGGCGGTCTAATTCCGCCGAATGAATTTATGGAACCAAAAAACGCAGCTGCCGAACGCTGTATGCGTGCTTGGCTTCGCACTTTGCCTTCGGCTCAGAAAACACCAGCATTCGAAAATATCATTGAAGCTGCAATGCAGATGCGTCCTAAAGAAGGTGATGACGCACAATCATTGGCCGAATATCAGGGCAAAATTCTTCAACGCGCTCTTGAACTTCAATATCAGAAACAAGGCATTCTGCCTCGTGATATGCCGGAATTGGATAACCTTAAATCGCCACAGCGAATTGGTAATGTTCCCGTCATGTCAAACACTCGCATTTCCGGCCAGTCGTCTTTTAAGACGCCAGCCAAAACAAAACTCCGCGCAGATCCGGTTTCTGCCGCAAATAAAGCGGCACCCGCAATTGCGACGAGCCGATCCGAACTTCTTGGCCGTCAAAGCGGTATAGGCGTTCTTATTTAATTCTAATCAGAAGATAGGTGTAAAATGGCACTCTCAGGCTCCGAAATTCTCTATGTAGTTGGCCTTCAGCCTAATGGTCAGCCTGCGGCTGTCTCCGAAATCACATCTGTTCAGGGTCTCGTTCAGGCTGGCGCTGCGGCTGGTCTGACTTCAGGCACGCAGACTCAGTTCGGTTCAAGCACCGGCTATTTCTTGGAAGAAGGTAATCTATACCGTTTCGTATCTGGCACAGGCGTATCCCCTGCCGCAACAGGTAGTGATGTGGTTTTGGCCGTTTACACTCTGCCCGCCAGCGCGTTTGACATTGCTGGTCGCGGCCTATCCCTAACTGCAGTCGGCGCATTCGCGGCTACCAATAACAACAAAACAGCCAAGATTATTTTTAACCCTGCAACGGCTGTTGTTGGTAGTACAGTTGGTGCTGGTGGCACGACTGTTGCAACCACCGGCGTCTCAACCGGTAACGCAGTTGGCTGGCAGGTTTGCACAAACATCTTCAAATATGGTGCCGCAGGCTCCAATACGCAGTATGCGCAGGAGACAGCCACGATTGTCGGCACCACACACGGTGGTATGG